GAATATATTATATTTATTTTTAAAATAAGCTAACGTATACTGCAATATTTGAATAAGGTACGATTAGGATAAATCAAAGATTTATCCTAATCTTAAGACAGAAAATCTTTGATTTTCTGTCGTTCTATCGATGCATATTATTATTACATTTAATTTAATAAATATTTAATTGAATAAGACAAAGTTGAACACCCCTGTATTATTTAATTAATTCATTATGAATAATTATATTATATAGACTCTTTTTATGAAAAATTTAATAATATTCATAAAAAAATATCATTGAATACACCCATTTTTATAAAAATTATCAAAAATTTCATAAAAAATGAAAAATTATTTATCAAAGATAAATAATTTTTGCATAGAAAAAAATACGTGTATTTTTTTCTATGCTCATTAAATATACCTATTTTTAATAAAATAATTATTACTAGCGAAATTATATAAATTTATTAAATATTATTTTTAAATACATGATTGTGATAAATCGAAGATTTATCGCAATCTTAAGACAGAAAATCAAAGATTTTCTGTCGTTCTTAATAAATTTTATAAAATGAATATAATAGAATAGGCATAAAAAAGAATATGTATATTCTTTTTTATGCAAAAAATATTTATCTTCGATAAATATTTTTTTTATTTTTTATGAAATATTTGATAATTTTCATAAAAATGAGTGTATCATGATTTTAAAATATTATATTTAATAAATTTATATAATTTCATAAAAAATAAAAAATTATATAAATTTATTAAATATTATTTTTAAATGTATGATTGTGATAAATCGAAGATTTTCTGTCATGTTAAATAATTTTTATAAAATGAATATGGTAAAATATTTTTATGAAATTTTTAATAATTTTCATGAAAATGAGTGTATTTATTTTAAAACTGGCAATATACATCCATTATATATGAAAATTATTAAAAATTTCATATAAAATGAAAAATTATTTATTAAAGATAAATATTTTTTGCATAAAAAAAATACTTGTATTTTTTCTATGCTCATTAAATATACCTATTTTTAATAAATCATTAAAACATATAAATTTATTAAATACTATTTTTAACTAAATAAAATTTATTAAATGAATACGGTAATATAGGCATAAAAAAGAATATTCATATTCTTTTTTATGCAAAAAATATTTATCTTCGATAAATATTTTTTTATTTTATATGAAATTTTTGATAATTTTTCTGAAAATGAGTGTATAATTGAAATAAAAATGTGTATTATTTAGTATATTTAAAAATATTATTTTAATTAATTCAAGTAATAATTATTTATTAAAGAACAGCAATATTTAATGATAATATAAAAAATATTAATCATAATTAAATATTTCTTCATTTTTTATGATTTTTATGTAAATGTATTATAAATTATATTTAGTTATTGGTAATTAATTATTTCTATTGATAAAAATAATTATAATAAGTATTAATATAACAAGGATTATAAGTTATAAATTCATCCCAAATATTATCTCCATATAATCCAGAATAATATTCTAAATTTAAAAATGTATATCTATTTTGTCCAATGGTATTATTTTTTATTGATTTCATTCTTTTATTATAATATTGAATATTATTAAATGCATTATTTACTTGTTCTTTTGTATATTCATCGATTATAATTTTCCCTGTTTTTTTATCAATAGTACAAATTGATCCATATATAACATCACAAGCATTATTATTAATGATACTTGAAGTATAACAACCAATACCATAATATAATAACCAATCATTATCTATTTTATAACCGTTATATAATTCTTTCCATCCATATATTATATAACTATCATAATAATTCATTATAATAAATATTAATTATTTTTTAAATATAATTAATATTTAAAAAATAATAAGTCTATTTACTTATCTTTTTTATCATTTTTAGGATATTCTTCTTTTATATCTTTACATAATGTTGTCTTTTTTTTACATATAACTTCTGTACATGAATAATCACAAGTATATTCTTTATTGTATAAACCCATACATCCTGTACTACATACAAGTAGCGTGCACATAAGTAAACCTATACATAATCCAGAAAATAGTGCACCATTAATATTACATTCTTCTTTCATAATATAATATAATATAAATTAAATTATTTTTATAAAATTAGGTATTTTAGTTACACACGTAAATACTTGCCTATTGAATCTATTAACTAATGAATGAAATATAGCATACTTAAATGGTACATCTGACTTTTTAATATCAGTTGTAATTTTTGATAATTCTATTGTAGCTTTTGAATTATTCCTAAAATTAACAGTATTATAATTAGTTATCATATTTAATGAATGTGATTTACCTAAAATATACAATATGTTATTTTCTATTTTTGAATATGGTTCTATAGTTATTAATTCATATTTATTATTCATATAACTATAACCTTTAACTTGTCGAGCATATTTAGTCAATTCTATTATTCTATTATCAATTTTTCTAAATGTATCTCTATGTAAAAATTTTTTTTTATTTTTTTTATAACATAAATTATATATATTTAATAATGTTAAATGATCTGATGCAGTATAACTATAATTTTTAAAATATTTTTTTAATTTTTTTTCATCATCGTACACAAATAATGAATCTATTTTACCATCTATTACTTCAATAATTGCCATTATTATTATCATTTCTTTTTGACAATCTAAATATTTTGCCATTATTATCGCTAATGCAGTAAGTAATTGCGAAGATTTAAATTTTAAAATATTTATACCTATTTTTGTCAAACTACCATTTAATGTTCCATCTAAAATATGATTTAAATTTATTTCTGATAATTTCATAATTTCTGATTTATCATTTACTATTTTTAAACATTTAGTAAATATTAATTTATATAATGAGTTAATTATTTGTTCATCTTTAGGTATTGTTATTAAATCATTTTTTATTGTAATAAAATTTTTTATATTCTGTCCATAATTAATTAATGATAAAATATACTCAGTTAAATCCATTACTAGAATATTTGGATCTGGATATTTAACTAAACTATTAAATTTATCTTTAGTATATAGATGATAAGCAATTCCTGGCATTGTTCTTCCTGTTCTACCTATTCTCTGAATAATTTGTGATTGTGTTGTATAAGCTTTTTTAATATTGTATCTATTATAATAAGAATCAAATTCATTTACTAGTTCTAAACCACTATCCACTACATAAACTAATCCATCGAAAGTAATTGATGATTCAGCAACATTAGTTGCAAATATAATTTTAGTTTTATAACCTGATTTCTTATATAAATCTTTATTAATAGCTAATTCTTTATTTTCATTTGTCATCTTTGAAAAAACTTCAACACAATATGTATCATTACTTTTAATAATTTCACAGCCTTTTATTGTATCATTTTGTGTCGGTACAAAAACAATTATATCATTTGATTCTTTTTTATTTTTATTTTTTTCTAATATTTCTTGACATCTTATTATAGCATATTTCATATATTTATCATCTTCTATATCTTTATCTAACCAATATTCTGTTATAGGATAATTTGGTTTACCTGATATTTCTATTTCACCATAATTTATATTTTCAATATTAAAATAATTTCTAAATATTTGTGCATTAACTGTAGCACTCATAATAATTAATTTAAAATCTTTTCTAACTAAAACAATTTCTTTTAATAATTTTAATAATAAATCTATTTGAATATTTCTTTCATGAGCTTCATCTATTATTACACCTGCAAATTCTGACAATAATTTATCTCTGTTAGCTATTATTGCATATAATAATCCGTCAGTAACATATAATAATTTTGTCTTATCACTCATTGAATTACTAGGTGCACCTTTATATTTATAACCTACTTCCTCACCTAATTTTACATCAAGTGTCCTTGCACCATAATCTGCATTTTCATGTGTTGTTAAAATTTTTGGATTTGTGATAGCTATTTTACCTGGAATATTATTATTTATTATATATTTTAAAAAAAATTTAGGAACAATAACTGTTTTACCACTTCCTGTACCTGAAGATAATAATATAACTTGCTTATTTTCTAGTAAATTAAAAAATTCAGATACATTTTGATTATACATAGGTAATTGACTCCATTTTTTTGCTAATTTTTTATATTCCTCAGAATAAGGTTGATTTGTTAAAAAATTAAGATTTTTCCCTTGACTATCTAATATATCATTCATTATATAATATTTGTGATTTTAATCGTAAATATTTATTTTTATATTTTAAATATTTTTTTGTTGTTATTGCTTTATCATATTCTGTTATTTGTGTTACAATATTTTCTTCATAATTAGTAAGTATTTCGTTTACATTTTTAGTTATTTCTTCATTATTACATTTTTCAGATATTAAATCGTTTATATTTGTTAATACATTTTTAAGTTGTTCTAAGTCATTTTCATCAGTTAAAGTTTCCATAATATTTTTCGTACATGATCGAGTATATGTATTTTGATAATTTCTCCTAAAGTTCTTCATTAATGATCTTCTTATTTCACCTTCCATATCTTTAATTGCATCATATTTTGTTTCATCTTTTAAAAATGGCATAGATAATTCTTTCAATTTAGCATCCATTTTTTTTATTATCTCAGAATCAATATCGACATAATGTTGTGTTATTGCATTTTTTATTTTAGTTCTGATTTTTTTTTTATCATCTAATTCTGCAGCTGGCGCAGATACTGGTGCAGATACTGGTGCTGGTGATGGTGCTTCTGATGGTGGTGTCACATCACTATCGCTTTTACCTTTTTCAAGTGGGTAATAATGGGATATCATTTGTTTTACGTCCCGCATATAATTATCCATTATCTGTTGTAAATTTTTGGAATAAATATTTTCTGCAGATTGGAATTTAATATAACTAATATTGGATTCCATATTTCTTAACATTACATTTATATCTGGATTTTCCCATCGTAAATTAATCCGATGTATTATATAATTATCGATCAATAAATATATTTTATTGTTAATTATTTCTATTAACATATGGTCTAAATATTGTTTATAATCGTAATCACTAATATTAGGATCTGATAATAAATCTGTTTTATATCTGTTACTTACAAAGTTAGCCATTCCCCTCATATTAGTTTTAATATAATCTAGACTTGATTTTAATTCTTTATTAGATAATTTATCATCTCCTCTCAAATGAATAAACCATTCTTTGCTACGGTTTTCTGCATATTTTCTAAATTCTTCATATTTACTTATTTTTTGATCAATATATTCGCCATACTCAATTAATATTTTTATAATTGCGTTCTCATAATAATTTGATATATGTGCATAATTTTCAGATTCGATCATATCTAAACATGTTTGTATAATACTTTTTACTTCGCCATCTATTTGATTATTTATTGATTGTTCAACATCTGTTTTCAATTTTATTTTTTTTTCCATATATTGATTTATATTATGTGTAATTATTACTTTTAATTTTTTTATAATCGATTCATTTAATTTTATAATCATTGTATTACTATATTCATCATATGTAGATAAATTACTATGTATCTGTTTATTAAATTTTCGTTTTGCATCATCTTTTATTTTATTTAGGGTAGTATCTATTATACTCAACGACTTAGAATAATCGGTTTTATATTTTGATTTATCAAATTTTGATAATTTATCATATATATCTTTTACATGTGTATCTACTTTACTTCCAAAATCACTTTTTAATTTATTTATATCAACATCACCAAAATCATATGGTTCTATTTTTTTATCAATAGCATTAATTTCACTTTTATAACATTTTACAATGTTTGAATAATTATCAGATTCTAATTTTGCAACACACATTTCTTTAATTTTTGTAATATCTTTATCTATTATCTTTTTAGAATCTTTAATTATTTTCTTATACTTATCTATTTGTTTATAAATATATTTTTTTATATCATTCATTATTTTATCGGATAATATTTTTCTTGATTCATCTAGATATGTGGAAAATGTATCCACAATTTTCATTAAATTTTCCTCGAATTTTTTCATTATTTGTGTTTTAATATGTTCTATTATTTTTTTTATATGTTCCAATGACTTTGAATCTGTATGATTTGTATCTTTTGATAATTTTTCATATATTGTATTACCTACATCATTTACCATATATTGGAAACTCTTTATAAATTCATTTATTTGCTCTAATGTGATATCTTCCCTATCTAAGTGTTCATGTATTGGCTCACCGAATAGTTTATCTAATTTTTCCTTGGATTCATCCTTGATGTAATACTTACCTTTCATAGGTATAATATGTTGTGTATTACTAGGTTTAAATAAAGTATCTTTCAATATAACCATTTCCGTCCTTAGATCGGCAGGGTCTCTTATAAATGTAGTTGCTAAACCAAATACACCTTCTTTTTGGTGATTAAAACCTGATGCTTGGTGACTACCAAAAGAATCTTTTTTAGTATCATATGGATAATTCCAATTATTCTGATTAGCCCCCCAAACATGAATATATTTATATGATGGGTAATATTTAGGATCTATATAATACTTTGGATTATTTTTTTGACCTACGGAACCTCTAAATATACGTCCTGTTGAATCTTCAATCCTCTTCATTTCACCATATTCCTTTATTAATTTATCTACTTCATTATGAATATATATTAACATTTGTTTTCCTTCTGGACTATCTATAGCACCTGATATTCCAGTTCCAATAGAATGATTTAATCTAGAATGTCCTGATTCATTACTTACATCTTGTGATCCATCACTTTTTGTAACAAGATATTTTTTATCATTTATATCAAAAGCTATAATAACTTTAGTTTCTGTAGTATTATCTAATATGAATTTTAATTCTGAAAATCTCATTTTTTGATGTTCTATAAATGCATCAAAATTATTTGTAAAATTTTTATCAGGATTATAATCTAAAACATTTGGGCCATAATAATCAATTTGTTCATACAACAATACATAGGCATTTTTAAGATCCTCATCATTATGTTTTATTTTAGCTGATACATTAGTATCATTATATATGTAACAATAATCACCGTACAATTTACTAAACGTATAATGACCAGATTTGATTGTATCTCCATGATGTGATATATATCCAGATAATTTATATTTTTTTTTATTATACTCAAATTCTTTAATGATTTTATTAGGATCAATATCTACTTTTATATTGTATACACTGAATATAGGTTTTCCATCACTATTCCTACCTACCTCTTCAGCTATTTGATGGTATTTTCCTATTGTGCAAATAATATATTTATTGAAATAAAATTTTTCATTTATTATAACATTACAATCTTTATGATCTTTATGATCAGAATGTTCTATATTTTCTGGTTTGCGCGTTTCATATAATTTATATTCTATATAATTCTTATCACTATCAGAGGTAGGAATAACTAGTATATTATTGTCTTGACGGTGTATAGATAATATCTTATTATGAGTATTACATTCAGTTTCGGTAATTAATATATGTTTAAATGATTTACATAAATCCTTTTCCGTTCCATATATTTTATCGAATAATGAAGATAAAAATTCACGTGCATCATTTTGTTCCGTTGTTTTATACTCACCTATTAATTCCCCGTGATTCAATAAATCTATAATTAATGGTGCCTTAATTATATCGCTTTCATTATTTGTTAATAATTTATTAAAAATATCACGTAAACTTTGTACAAATTTTGATTTATTGTCAGTTATATATAATTGTGTTATAAAATCATTAATGAAAGACAACATTTGAATACTAGCAATAATATAACATGCATTTTTTCCATTTTCAATGCCTACATTTGTTCTTTCACTATAAATTTTATCATATATATTTTGTCGTATTTTAGCAGGATATACTTGTGTTGAATCTAATGGTTTATCTAGGGTTTTATAAGTTATTGGTTTTATACCTGATACTGGTTTTATACCTGGTACTGGTTTTATACCTGGTTCTGGTTTTATACCTGGTACTGGTTTTATACCTGGTTCTGGTTTTATACCTGGTTCTGGTTTTATACCTGGTTCTGGTTTTATACCTGGTTCTGGTTTTATACCTGGTACTGGTTTTATACCTGGTACTGGTTTTATACCTGGTTCTGGTTTTATACCTGGTTCTGGTTTTATACCTGGTTCTGGTTTTATACCTGGTTCTGGTTTTAGTTCTGTATCATCAGATGAACCAAATGTTTCATAGTTTAAATGAATTGTTTTACATTTTTGAAATAATTTATATGGTGTATTAGATGATACTGAAGGTAAATCAATTACTATTCCAAAAATTCCTTGTAATTGTGTCATTAAATCATTTATTTGTTCACCATAATTTTTATTCCAATTATCTTCATTTGCAGCCCATACATATATATTTTTATATGAAATATTAATTGTATCATAGTCTTTTATTCTTTTTTTATAATCTTTCAAATATTTATCAATATATTTACTAAAATTACCTTTTTCAATAAAATAAATCGTAGTATCTTTATTATTATTCAATATATATTTTAATTCATTAAATCTCATATATATATGTTTATTTAATAATGTTTCACGATCATCATTATAATTATTAATATTATAACTGGCGCCTACATAATTTACTTCTTTATAAAGTACATATTTTGCATTTCCCAAATATTCATTTACATTTTTATATTTATATGTTTTGTCACTGTAAATATAATAATAATCATTATATTTTTTACAAAAATAATATTTACCTATTTCTTCGATCTCTATTTCTTCGATCTCTATTTTTTTAGTATGGTGATCATTAATTTTCTTACGTATATTTTCAATATCTTCTTCAGTAAATATTGGCGCATCTTTATAAATCAATTTGGACGAAGTCATATTTAATATAATTTGTTTATCATAATCATATAAACTATAATACGTATCTTCACGATCATACAAATAATAATTAATATCACTATAATCATAGTATAATAGATATACTTTATCCTTATAATTAATATAAGAAAATGTAAATTTATATTCAATTTTATCACTTGTTTTATCTGATTTTTCTATATCCCCATCACTAGTTATATTATATATTTCTCTATTTGAACTATCTTTGAGAATTATAATAAATTTATTATTATTAACTGTATATTTATATTCATAATTTGGTTCATCCTTACGCTTATATAAAATTGATAATAATTTCATTTGATCATTATATTTATTAGAATAAGAATATTCTTTGGTAAAATTTTCATCAATAAATGCAATACCATCTTTATCAATATATATAGGATTATTAAATAATATTTGATTTACAATATCGCAAAAAAAATAATTAAACCATATATAAATTTTATAATCATTTGTAAATAAATAATATAATTTATTATTATAAAATATTAAATATTTTATACCATTGCATTCGATTAGTTGAATAGTATTATTAGTAATATCACCTTCATCCTCATCATGTACATCTGCCCAACTTGATCCTTTCTTTGCAATTATTATAGGTTTAATATATAATAAGACTTTTGTTATATATTTATTTATATTTTCCTTTATATCTTCAGGATATTCAGGAATAGATTCAACATCTTTAGTAATAGTACCATTCAGATATATTTTAAGATTTCCAGTAATTTTATATTTTACATTTACCGTTAAGTCAGATAAATGTGTTAAAATATGAAATAGATAATATATATAATTAAGTTTAGTTTTATCATATGCATCAATCAATGTTCCTACGTCTGGTGTTTTTGGCCCATATTTGTCAGATGGTGGCCGTCCAGGTAGTGGTGGTGTGACAGGTGGTAGCGTGTCAGGTGGTAGCGTGTCAGGTGGTAGCGTGTCAGGTGGTGGTGTGGCAAGTGGTAGAATGCTAGGTGATGTTTTGGTTTCTGATTCTTCACTATGAAAAAATGTTTCAATAATATTATCTAATGTAATTTCGTCTGCTTTTGTATTGGTATATGTTTTGTGATTATTATTATCAAATATTGATAATACACTATTTAACTCATAATCATATATAATATTATAAGTTTCCAAACATTCAATTGGGTATTTTTTTTCATTATTTATTATAATATAAAATTTAGGGTTATCTCTTGGAATTTCTTTACTGGATATTAAATTGCCAGCATCTAGATAATAAAAAGTATTATCCATAATATTAGTGTTAGTTTTAATATAACATAATAATTTCATTCGTTCGTTATATCTTGAATCATATTCATCTGCAAAATTTTCTTTAATAAATGGAGTACCATCATTATAAATATATATAGGTTTATTAAATATATATTCACTATAATAATTATAAAAATAATATGATTCCCATTTATATATTGATCCGTCTTCTTGAATTAAATAATACTCTTCACTGTCATCCCCCGATACCTTAAATATTAAATATCTATCAGCATTTATAAAACAATAACTTATATTATTAAATTTATAAATCATATCATAGGATTCTAATTCATTAGATGTTATAGTTATAGTAGATTTATCTATTTCACTATATTTAATTTTGTTCCTATCTATAATTACATCATCATCATCATTTATTTCAATACTATAATATTTACCATAGTCTTTAGAATATTTATCTGATTTTAAAATATGAATCAATGTATACATATATTTAATCATAATATCATAATATTTGTTTTTCTCTTCTTCATCGTCGTAGTCTCCTTCCTCAATGTAATCATATTCGTATTCTCCCTTACTGTCATCACCTTCGTATTCTCCTTCCTCAATGTAATCATATTCGTATTCTCCCTCACTGTCATCACCTTCGCCTCCTTCATATATCTTACTGCCTGTAACAATTTTATATTCATATATATTATTATTTAAATATTCTTCATAATTATATTTAGTTATATTATTTTGATACATATTATCATCATTTATTTCATTAGCTTTCAAGCTCTTCATATCTTCAATGTCATTTATTATTTCATATCCACCACTTAAAGGATTATCTCTACCTCTCCCTCTACCTTTACCTGTACCATCACCTCTACCTGTACCTTTACCTTTATATTTACCTGTACCTTTACCTTTACCTTTATATTTACCTTCACCTCTACCTCTACCTGTACCTTCACTTTTCCATTTACCTTTACCTGTACCTTTACTTTTACCTTTACCTTTATCTGTACCTTTACTTTTACCTTTACCTTTACCTGTATCTGTACCATCTTCATTATTACATACAATATCATCGCCAGTTATAGTTTTCGTTGATTTAAATATGAATCCAGATAATTCATATTTTCTCGAATGTACTTCAAAATCCATTAATTGGACTGTAGATTTATCATTATCTATGGATACTATTAAATATTGATCTAAATATGTAAAATCATAATCATTTGTTTCTATACTTTTATATAATTTTGTAATAATATTATTATTATTACACTTTTTAAATATATGTTTTAATTCTGAATACTCAGTATATATTTGATTAAAAGAAATAAATTTAGATAAAAAAGTATCAATTTTTTTAACTGTTTCTTCTTTTTTAAAATGCTTGATTATTTTAAATAATTGTTCATTATTTTTTTCAATAGTTCTCATAAAACTATCAATATTTGATAATAATAACAGATTTGCAATCTCAGCATGATGGCGAGAATCATATTTTATACATTCCAATCGTTTTTCATCTGTTTTAAAAGTTTTGTTAAAACAAATATACTCATAATGATTTAATATGTTTATTTTATCGGTAATACGATTTGTTTTAATAATTTCTTCATAGTTCTTATATATTTCATTAGTATAATCCATTTTATATAATATATTTGAATCATTTAATTTAATATTTTTTAAGTAATTATGCAAGTTTCTAGCAAACTTCTTGTTTCTTTTTTCCTTACAATACATATAAATATCGTGTTTTTTCATATCAATTAATGTTATTAAGCTTGAATTATTATTATATAACTCTATATATTCATTTATGTAGTGTTGAAAATTATTATATATTTCAGATATAAAATCAGATAATTTTTTACGATTGGACATATCTTCTGATTTTATTTTTATAGAATACTCATCATATTTTTTTTTTATAAAATAACATTTATGTCTTAATTTATTATACTTAATATAATCATCATTATAATCTTTTAATTTTACTAGTATATCATTATATATATCAAGATTATCATCTATAGGTTTTATTGTTATATTAATATATTTAATTGGATTACTTAATTTAGTATAATTTATATGTAATATATTAGATTTAGTAAATAAATTATCAATTATATCATTATAATTATTAATTATATCCTCATAATTATTAATTTTTGTAGCTATACAAAATATACCTTCAGTTTGTGTATAATGTTCATCTATTTCATTGGAATACTTATTATTCCAATTTTTTTCATTAGCATTATATACATATATATTATCATAATTTTCATCACCTTGATTAAAATTGTCATAAAATTTTATTCTATCAGGATATTTAGAATATAAATTATTAACATAAATATTTATATTTTTTATCATTTCAAACCAATTAGTAAGATATTTTATCCATATAGATAAAATATATTTAATTAGATAATTTTTATCTTTATAATTTTTATCTTTATATTTATTATAATTATAATTTTGTATATAATTAGTTCCTAAACTATGCTTTATATCTTTCAAAAAAAGATTAATATTTTCAATTAATTGTTTAAATTCTAAAAAATTTTTTATTAAATCACTATCTTTATTTTTATCAATTGATTGTTTTAATATTAAATAAAAACTTATTAAATCACTGTCTGTAAATTTATCAATATCTGGTGATTTATCAATATCTGATGATTTATCAATATCTGATGATTTATCAATTAAATTTTTTAATTTTATTAAATCACTTTCTTCATTTTTTTTATATATATATATATTAGCATTTTTATTTGTATCTAATATATATTTTAATTGATCAAATCTCATTTTTTGATGATATATTAAAAGGTCAAATTCATTATATGATAATAAATCAAAATCATAATTAAACATATAATTAAAATTATTAATATTGTATACTTTAGTTTGTTTATATAATAAAATATATGCTTTTTTTAAATGATCATCTGTATAGTCAGATTTACCAATAATATTATCATATAAATATTTTTTATCTGAATTAATTTTTATAAATTTATATTCAATATCTTTTCTAATTATTCCTATTAATTTATAATTATATTTATTTACATCTAATTCTTCATCTTTTTTATCAATTTTAATATCATTATTAATTTTTATTATAATATATTTACCAAATGTATATTTTGTAAAATATTTATAAAAGTATTCTTGTAAATTAGCAGTTTCATCATCTTTATTTATTAGTAAATTATATATATAATCATTATTATCATTTATTATTTTTGCTTTATTATCATCTGCTAAAAATAATATATATTCAATTAAATTAATAGGATTTTTATCTATTGATAATAAACCAAGATTATGATTAATTCTATGTATATCAAGTTCATTTAATATTTTATTAATAGATGTTAACTTAATTTTATTATCTATAAAAACATTATCATAATTTATACATTCTTTTAAACAATATAACATTGTAAATGTAGCTAATGCATATGATGGAATTTTTTGTAATAATTCTTTGTTCGTATCATCTAGTCAGAAAAAGTATATAAAACTGTATTAAATACAGTCCATTGATACTTTTTCTTATTAGCAATGCAAATTAATGCAAAGACGACTAGTGCTCTTATCAGCTATTTCACTTCAAGTGAA